CATCTCCAGCATAGAGTAATTCTTCACCGACAGTGTTTTCAACTGATACTGAACAATTAAAAACTTTACCCAAATTACCCCGAGTCACTCCTTTAATTGATTGATTATCCATGGTTAATGTAATAAATTGTCCATCATCATAAAACAATCGATATTGGTCTTTATTCCGTACTCTAAGAGAACAAATAGTTTCTCCTCTCCTTCTGTCAAGAAAAGGTTTAACTTTTTGACTAATGGTGCTCATATTAAAATCACCATAATCATTAGTTGGAGTTAATTTTTTAACTCCTCGATCATCAAGAAAAATAGGCATCCCAATACTTTGGATCGTATTAGCAATGGCCCCTGAATCAAGAGAATATGATTTTAATTCCCAATCAGCAACTGAAGTACCATAAAGCAGTGATGTACTGTTTCTTGCAAAGATTGCCAAAACATCTCCTAGCATATCTATAAAACCTGTACAGTCATCTCCGATTGCTAATTCTGCAGCTCCGAGGATAGCGGAAAAAATATAAGGAGTACCCGGAGCAGAATGTTGAACTGAGCCCCCGGGAAAAGAGAAAAAGAGATGCTTCTTATGAGCAAAAATATGATTAGGAGTGTCAACTACCATCCCTGTATCAATGAATATTATATCCGAACCATCAAAGGAAAATCCTTGATCTACCCCATTTACTCCATAAACAGCTAAAGAAGCAGAAGCTCCATAAAAATTGTAAGTAATAAACTGATAAGTGCCGCCAGGTGAAAAAGCAGTTAATGTACCAGCTCCTGCGATTGTTGCACAATCTGTCCCGGCAACTGTAACAACTTCAGCTTGAAAAACACTAGTGAGAGTTGTTGGATTATAATAAATAACTCCTGCTGCATCTGTACCGGCCCATGTACCAGAGTCTAATCTAACATGAGTCACTGTAGCCGTAGCGCCGCCAGTTTTACCAGTAATTGTATCCCCTATAGCGATAACACTGGTTCCTGATGAAAAGGTCAAAGTTGCATCCATACCCACGACAGTCCAACCAGTAGCTGTCGATTTATACATTATTCCAGCTGTGCCTGCGGCATTGTTTCTGAAACCATAAAGAACATCATTAAAACGCCATACTCCACGTATCGGACCAGATCCGGGAATCGCCAAAATTGCAGTGCGTCGAGCTTCAACAGCAGTTACCCACAATGCTATAGTAGCATAAGCAGATTTAAACAACCCACAAGGACTCGGGTGACCATCAAATCGTTCGAATCCTCCAACTCGAGTGTACCCTCCTCGAGGAGCACATTCATAATTATATGAACTCGCCAACTCTCCAGGCTTCATGCTCATAATTGGATCAGCAAGATTTTCTCCACCTTCAAAAGGAAAATATTTAGTTTGAATCATGCTGACCTCACAGCCATTAGTTCAGGTGACGATTGAGTTGCTTGTTGTTGACCGGGTAAAGCGAACCCTTCGAGATTATCTAAATATTTTTCGTATTCTTCTTTAGCCTGTTTCCATTGATCGGTTGACTCAACATATTCAAAATACCACATCTTAGCCCGAGCTATGATTACTCTTTGATATCTTACAGGATATAATGGAGTACTAGTATTGGCAGCCATAATAGTAGGCTCTTGCCAATAATCAGCAGAAATGGAGTAGGTAGCATTAGCTGGTGCTGAAAGGGATAAATTGTCATTCGGTAAGATACACAAAGAATAAGGTTCAGCATTAGTTTTTAAACTAAAATTAGACCGCCATTCCTCATAAGGAACCACTTTGATAGGGCGTCCTGTAGCAGTGCCTCTCGCTATTCCAAAAGAAGTCCTATCCCACATTCCAAGATCACTTGGTTTAGTGAGAGAGGCTGAACCAAGAGTCGTATCTGCTGCATAACCCAATGTAGTAGTTGCTGTATATTGTTTCCAGAGAAACTTCCAATCAGTATGAAGAGATTGAACCATGAGATCTGCATTACTGGTCCAATCAGCTACTTTTTTAAGTAACCCTAATTGATCAGTAACAGAAGCGGGCCCGGTACCTTGTATCCCACACTCCTGTCGTACTGCTTTTGCTAACTCAAGAAAAGTCATTACAAGCTCCGTAGATAATTAATCCCTTCTACTTTATTGGTCCACTTTCCCCCAGCATCAATGACCTGAGATTTTATTTCTTGCCATTTCAAAGTTTCAAAATCAACCACTTTTTTAGGTTTCTCAATCGCCAGTTCATCAAGTACCAATGCTTCAACCACTTTGGTTACAATCTTTTTGGCCACTGGGGACTCAACTACTAGAATCGGATGATCTCCATCAAGGATAACTTCACCAGCAGCATCAGTTTCCATAAAACAATTATTATAATATTTACCATTTTGATGATACATAGCATCAGTATCACCACTCACTGTTCCATAATCTTCAATTTTATTAAAAGGCATATTTAATTCCCTCATTCGTGGGTTAAAAGAAAAAAAGCCCTGCCCTTAATTAGACAGGGCTTTTAGTAAAAATACACTAATTTACCGGATTACTTTATAGTAAATTTCCCGGTTTTCTTACCTTTAGCAGGAGCAGGACGTTGACCCAAACCCGATGTACGGGGAATCTCTTTTTTGTCAATCTTTTCCTGTTCAGACAACCCCTTTTCAATATTACTAGCCATAATAAATCTCCTTCTATCTTAATTGTTAAAAATACCTTACCACCAAGCTACAGTGATTACAAGGTCAATGGTACCAGTGGTTCCTAAACCATCACCATCGATCGTGATAACCGTATCAGCGGGCAAATCTGTGAAAGCTGCTAATTCAGCAGCGGTCGGTTGAACTGCCAAATCGATAGCCGTAATTGGAATCTCAAATGTACCATACAGATCAGTATCAGCTGGGATACCAATACGAAGATTACCAGCAGCTGTTTCATTCTTCGTCTTCAAGACGATCGACATTGCAACAACTCGGCCTGTCATCCCAGTTGGACCTACAAACTGGAAAATATCAGCTGTAGTACTAATTGCAGCATTACCAGCTGCAGAAAACGAAGTGTAAATAGGTTCATCATAAGTAGCCATAAAAATCTCCCTTTACCACCAAGCTACAGTGACTATCAGGTCGACTTTACCGCCGGTACCTGCACCATCACCATCGATCGTGATAACCGTATCAGCGGGCAAATCTGTGAAAGCTGCTAACTGGGCAGCAGTTGGTTGAACTGCCAAATCAATAGCCGTAACTGGAACAGTAAACGTACCATACAGATCAGTATTACCTGGGATACCAATATCAATTATACCACTTGTACCAGTATTAGCTGTTTCAAGTACAATTGACATAGCGACAATTCGACCTTTCATTCCAGTTGGACTCACAAACTGAAAAATATCAGCTGTAGTACTAATTCCAGCATTCGCGTGAACACTGAAACTTTGATAAATAGGTTTATCATAAGTAGCCATAAAAAGCTCCTCTTACCTTATTTACTGAGATTTAAAATTATGAGATGGATGAAGTCCAACGCAAAATCCGAGCATTGGTAGTATCACTATGGACAATCCCGAAACCACCCAAATAATACCAAGCAATACCCTTCGACCGACCATAATCAGTCGGAATTTTACCACGAATCTCTTCCGGAACTACAATTGCTTCAGCGACAGTATCTTCACCAAAGAAATGAGCCTCATCAGACTTACTATTACCTGCAAAATTAGCTGTTGCAGCAATATTGGTCTGCTCAATAAAACGAACCCCTTCATAACGGCCAATTTCACCATTCATGATCATCTGAAATCCTGCATCAACATATGAATGAAGAGTCTCAATTTCATTTTTGATACCACGAAAAGTACTTGGTCGGGCAATACAAAAATAATCACCAGAAGCAAAAGTTGGAATATCTTTTTCCTTCATTGAATCAACAATCAACTTAACATGAGCCTTAAGCAAAGCTGTATTGTTAATTGAAGCACATGTGCCATTACTTGTTTCAACAATAGCAGCAGCTGCTGTAGCACCAACAGTGAGTGGTGAAGCATCAAACTGAGCCCGGGCAGCAATATCAAAAGCTTTCGATGCATCATTTTTCATAACTTTCTTAATCACTTCTCTAACAGGATGATAACTTAAGTCATCCAACTTAGAATTGAAAGGCACAGAATTTCCGTATTCTGTAACAGTCAAGCTACCCTGAGTGATTGTAAATTTGGTTTGCGGAATTTCAGTATCCTCAGTCAAGGACGCTCCCTGAGTTTCAGTATCAGAATACACATTCCAGTGATAAGATTCAC